GCTATATAGTCTGCTAATTCTGCTTCACACTCAGCAAGCTGTGCTTCTAAGTTAGCTTTATGTGCTTCACAATCTGATATAGCATTGTCTACTGATTTTTCTTCAGTCCAATCTACTACTTCTACATCATTGCCTGAAGCATCTTGCATAGTTCTTGTATGCTTAATCTCTACCATTTTAACGGTATCTACAGCAACAACTTCTTGCTCTTTTGTTTTTTCTGCGATTACTTTAGCCATTTAACTTCTCCTTAAGTTCGTTTATTTGTTCTTGTTGTTCTTGAACTGCTTTAATTAATACAGCAGTTAATTTTTCATAATCCAAAGTCTTAATCTTATCATCAAACCACTCTTTATTTTTTACAATCTCAGGAATGACTTCTTCTACTTCTTGTGCAATAAATCCTATATCATGTCTATTGTCTTTTTTCCAATCATATTCTTTTGGACTTAATTTCATAATGGTATCTAAACCATAATCAATGTCTTTAATATTTGTTTTTAATTTTTTATCAGAAGGTGTAGTAGAGTATGCAATAACATCTTGTGTTGCATGAAAATCGCCATCACTTTCAAATCTAAATTTTTCAGTACCTCCCATACTAAATGACATAGCATCTGATGCTTGTCTATAAATTCCTGTGTTCCAATCACCTAAAAAACTATAAGAAGGCCAAGTTGCAGAGCCATGTGGAACTTTTGTTTGATTTGTACCATCAAAAGTTCCTGTCTGAACATCGACTACTTGAGTTCCAGGCAAAGTAGTGACTTCTGATTGGTCACTATTCCATGTTACATTAAATTTACCTTCACTTGGATAATGAACTTCAGTAGCAATATTATAGATATTATTGGTCCAAGATTGACTTAAATCATAATATAGTTCATAAGTACAGCTACCATTATCAATCTCTCCATCACCTGCTGTTCTCTGGACAAGTATGTTGTCAATAAATACAGCACCCTTAGACATCATATATCCACCATGTGTTATTTGTTGACTATCTAATCCATTATTAAACCATACTGACCAATCAATAGTATTTCCAGAAGCATTATCACCTCTGTATAAAGTACCACTTAAGCTTAATCCATTATAATTAGCTGGACTATTATCTACTACAACAGTACAAAATTTAACATAAAAACTTGCAGCACCTGATGAATTAGTGTGACCATTACTTCTAATTGTAATATGGTCTACACCAGTCAAACTATTATAATTTACCCTACCATCAGCATTGACCTGGACTATTGTACTGCCACCAGCAGAAAGACCAATACCAGTACCAATTCTAAACATTCCTGCATTACCTTGAGAATTAAAAGAGTATGATGGTGCAGATTGACTACCATTTTGTGATAAATATCTACCCTCACATCTTAAATCTGCTACAAATCTACCATTACCATTGACATCAAGCTTATATCCAGGTGATTCGGTATTTATTCCGACATTACCACCCAACATATTAAATTCTGAGCCATATAGTCTAAATGGAACACTCGCAGTAATAGCATCATTAAATGCTTCTAATGATAATTCACCACCTTGTAATCCAACACCCAAATTACAATTAGTAGTTCTTTTGACAATCATTTTATAATTAGAATTTAAATCAGTAGTTCCTATACCGACATTGCCTGATGAGTTTATATAGATTCTTTCTACATTGTTAGTTATAATTGCATGGTCGTGATTTGACAAAGTACCTGCTTTTGAATAGGTAAGTGTATTGTCAATACCTGCAATATATTGTTTTGTTCCATCACTTGCTGAAAAGAAAGAATATGCAGAAGCACCATTCGCAATACCTACTCCTGCTAAAGCTGCAACTGATTGTGTTCCTGAACCGATATGTAGATTTGTTTCAGGTGAGTTAGTTCCAATACCAAGCCTACCTGCACTACCATCTAAAAACATTACAGCAGAATTATCATATCTCCACTCATAATCATCATCTGAATTAAACATCATAGTACCACCTCTAATACCTAATCCATAAGAAGTAGAAGATGTGCCTGTATCATATAAAAGTATCTGATAATCTGCAAAACTATCAAATCCTGCACTTGTTGCTACATTATTTGCAATGTGTAAAGGACTATCTGGATTGTTCAGACCAATGCCGACATTACCATCAGTTGTTATTCTCATTTTTTCAGAGCCAGTTGCACCAGTTCCAGTATGAAATGCTAAATGAGATGGTGTACCATTGACATAACCAATCATACCAGTATTACTATCAAACATACCTGCTAAGAAATATCTACTTGTACCATTATCTCCAAGTCTAATTTTAGTATCATAAGTTAAAAAAGAGTTGATTTGTAGCTTTTCATTTGGTGCAATATTCCCAACGCCAATATTCCCTGAGCTATCTATTCTTACTCTTTCAGTATTGCTTGTATAAAATCTTACACTTCCTGCATCTACTGCTTTTAAAGCTAAAACACCTGTACCTCTATGTGCTATTTCTGAACTTGTATTTGCACCACCATTACTTCTAATAAATCTTGCACCATAATCTGTATAAGTAGCATCTCCTACTAAATCAATATAAGAATATCCATTACCACTTCTGTTTGCACCAATATTAATACTTCTTGTTTGAGTGCTACCACCATACATATCAATAGCACCACTTGAATATCCTTTTAATACTTCTGTGCCACCTGCTACTAATCTTAATTGACCTGATGCAACCTCATCTATATAAGTATTACCACCATCTCCATTGAAATAATGTTTAGTTCCTGTAAGCTGTGCTAAGTTTCCAGTGCTTGTTAGTCTAAATTGTTCTCCTGCTGTAGTTGAACTAAAGAATCTTAAGTGTCCATAAAAATTATCAATAGTATATATGCTTGTATGATTATTACCTGGAAGTAGTCTTATTTCTCCGCCTTCATTAGCATCATCTTGGTCAATAGTTAAAACACCATCAGTAATAGCTAAAGTGCTTCCAGTAAAGCTATCATCAGCATCACTTCTTAAATAACTGCCACCACCTAAATTATCTAACAAGTCTGCATTTAATCCTGAGCCTGGTCCATCATTTGCTGAGTTCCAAACAATATACTCTGTCGCTGCACTATAAGAAGCAGGCTCTGAAGTTCCTGCATTTGTGCTATCAATAGTGAAACTACCATCACTAATATGACCACTTGCTGTTACCTCAGCAAAAGATAATACTTTTAAATAAATATCTGTAGTTGTTGAGTCTACATCTACCTGACCGACCTCATCTACTACTTCACCATTAGTGCCACCATGTTTATGATTGTAGTATACTATATCAAAATTATCATCATTGTTTAATTGACCTACAATATATCCCATAGCAGGTAACTTGGTATCACTATAGCTTTGAGCTCTACCAGCTAATTCTATTACAAATCTTGAAGATTGAGTACCAGTTATTCTTGCAATCTTAATATAATTAGGTGTTGTACCACCTGTATTGTTTACTGCTCTCCAAGTATATGCTTTTGCATTACCATCAGATGTAAATCCTTTAGTGCTTTTAGTTTCACCAGTTATAGTTAATACATTGGTGCTACCATCAAAAGTAAGATTAGATTCTACATCTGCTGTAGTACTATTACCATAAGTCAATAATCCATTAGCAGTAGAACCATTAAAAGATATTCCTGTAATTTCATCTGCAAAAGATAATGTTCCACTACCATTGGTTTTTAATATTTGATTAGCACTACCATCTGATGAAGGCAGAGTATATGAATTACCAATCTTTATTTTACCATCACTTAATATTCTAAATTTTTCTGATGCAGTTTCTGATACTCCTAATTGGAATATCATATCTGTTTGATTTGATGTTGAGCTAAATGTTGCACTTTTTTGTGCTACAATAGAAGCTGCTAATAGTCTAGAGTCATCTCCAGGATTACCAGAAACAGGAGCTGAAAAGTTTATTCTACCTAAAATATCTACAAAATCTGCATCTGTTAAAGTTGTTTTAAGACTTAATACAGCACCATCACTTGAATTAGCTGAGAAATCAGCATTAGCTAAAGCAATAGCTGAAGTAAAATTAACTCCACCAGTAGGACCAATCGTAAATGCTTCATTTCCTAATTCACCATTATTGTTATAATGAAAGCTATTAGAAGCTACATTGTCTGCTGTTACATCTCCTAGCTCTACATCATTTGTAACAGCTAAACTATGTAAAGTTGTTTTACTTGTAAAAGAGTCTACTGTTAATACAGCTACTCCAGCATCATCTTCTACAACAAAATCTACATCAGTCATACCATTACCAATAACTACCATATCTTGACTGTCATCTTCAATCATTTCAATCATATTACGATTACCAACAACAAATCTTAAATTGTCAGCAGTGTCTGATTGTATATAAGTATCTTGTGTTAAATTTAAATCAGTTCCATCAAAATATATTCTACTTCCTTGCTGTATTCCTACATTACCTGAAGAAACACCAACATAAGCAGTTCCATCTTCATCAATTCTTAATTTATTATCTGCATCATCTAAATATATTTTCCATACATCTAAACTACCACCAAGCATTTTAATGCCTGATTCATAACCTCCATTATTGTGTATTTCTATATAAGTATCTGAATTACCACCACTAACTTCTAACTTTTCACTTGGTGATGTAATTCCTATACCGACATTACCTGGAATATATACATTACTATCAGCTCTATTAAATCTTAACACTTCAGTACCTGAAGCACTATTATTATGTCTGTATAATCTAAAATCATTATTAGTAAGTCCATCATAAACCCATCTCATACCATAAGCTAAACCATCATTTTCCACGAAGAAATGTTCAATAACACCATTATTGTTAGTAGTATTGGTAACTCTTAATAAATGTCCTTCTATTTTTGGATTTGCAGCATCACCACTTGAAAATACATTTAATTCATTTTCTACTGATAGCTTATATCCAGGTGATGTAGTTCCTATACCGACTCGCCCT